TTAATACCCATCCGATCCTACTGCGTGGGGCATGGATGGGGCAAACTCACTCAATTTCTGGTTGAGTATGAGTACCTGGTCCTGATTGTTTTCTGCCATCCAGGATCCGTACACCCGGTAAACCATTTGTGCATCGGTGTGCCCCATTTGCTTCGCGATGAAATTAGGGTTGGCGCCGGCAGCTAACGACCAGCATGCGTAAGTGTGTCGTGACTGGTATGCTCTGCGATAGCGAACTCCAGCGCGTCGCATTGCCGCCTCCCACGACTGGTTGATCGACCCCACTGCGTAATGATGGCCGGCACGGCCATTGCGCGATACTATTTGTGGGTTGAAAACGAATGTGCATGGATGCACATCAGCACGACCGTATTCACGCAGTTTCACCTCAATCTGATATTGTTTTCCTAACCTGGTCATTTCAGCTTGGTTCTTCAGCACATCGATGGCTGGCTGAATTAGGTTTATGATACGGTCCGTTCCGGCCTCAGTTTTTGGAAGGGTGAACTCCTTCGTTAAAGTGTGGTTGCGGCGGATCATCATCGTTCCCGCTTTCAGATCGATATCTTCCCATGCCAGCGATACCAGTTCCCCATGCCTGACTCCTGTGTACACTGCCAGCGACCACATGTTCTTCAGTTGCTGATGAGTGCATGCATTAATCAGTCTGACGAATTCATCTCGTGTGAGGGGGTCTGGCTCAGTGCGTGATCGTTTGAGCATAGAAATTCCATTAAACGGATTCGCCTTAACATAACCACTGTCCGCAGCGAAGTTAAACATGCCTGACATGGTTCTCATGTAGTTGTTGACAGTTCTGACTGATCTTCCTTTTACTGGTGTCTTCTGTCCTGTCTTCAATACATGATAACCGGTAAGCAACTCCTTCCTGATAAACAGCAGGTCTTCCTGTGTCACTGCAGATACCAGCTTGTCCCTACCAATTCTCGGTATCATGTTTCGCGCTATAGATGAATATCGAGACATCGCGTTGGTGCTGATCTCCATCCGCTTCAACTCTAGCCATTTGTTTGCCAACTCGAGCACGGTGATTTCCTTATTCTCAACTCCGAATTTCTTCAGGTTCGGTGAGTCAGGAAACTGAACAGCATAATTGAAGTTACCAGTCTTTATCGCAAAGCAAACTGACGCACGCAATTCGCCTGCAACCTTCCTATTTTTTGATGTATCTGGCACACCGAGGCTTTCACGCACCCGGCTACCTTTATAGATGAACCATATGCGGAGTGTCCCGCCGTGGTTCTCCACGCCTGTTGGGTATGCTGACTTAGCCATTATTCCCTCCTGACGTCCAAGAGCCCGCTAAGCATAAACGGATCTTCATTGACGCGCACCCGGCTGTTTCTTTGACATGCTTTCAACCCACTGGTCTACAGCCTTACGGTTGTACATGCATTCGCTGTTTTTCTTCGGCACGCCGTCCGGGGAAACGTGCAGGTATTCCCGTCCGACCATCCAGCACTGTTTGCGGGCCCGCTCGATAGTGCCAGGACGAAGACCGGTAATCTCGACGAGCTTTTCTTCGGTTACCCAGTCATTGGGCACGATTAATGTCATTTCGCTCATGGTTTTCTCCAGGATTAAGAAATTGCGTAAGACAAAGAAAAAACGCTGACAAGAAGAAGAGTCATAGCTACGTACGGCCTGAATCCGAACTTCAACTCCGCCAAATAACTCCCTCTCATCCCATTTGCAAACCATATGGCGAGACCAATCATTGGAAACAAAAGAACCCAAATTATTAATACTTTAATAATGAACATGGTTTTCTCCAGGCAAAAAGAATGCCCTCACAATGGAGGGCAAATGGGGGATAACGTGGCAGTGCATTCGCACCCAATAGCCAGCTCATAACTGGCTATCAGTTGCGTCAGTAGGTAAGAAGCTCTGCTTTATAGATAATTTCAGCGTGGAAACTTGTTTCAATTTCTTCGCAAGACAATTTGCTCAGCGCCATAAGAACAACGTCGCGCTGTTCAGGAGTAAGGAAGTCATCACGATAATCATGAAATGCTGCTGCGACTAATCGGCCGCCTTGAATGTCCATAGCAGCGTGCACCGGTGGCTCAGTGCCATCATCAAACTCAACGACAAACGTCATCTTCCCCATAATCTCTCCTCATGCCGCACTCTGGGCGCGCAGCGTTAAATTACTTCCGCCAGGCGAAACTAATCGGCTCTGGCGTAATCCACAGATGGCGCATATTTGCCACGTTCACCACATCAGAATCCCGAGGGTAAATCTCCACGGCATCCCTATCCCCATAGCCAACAGCCGACTTTATCTCCTGCAATGCATCCCAACTGATACCGTCCTTCCACCTGCCAGAGTTGGCAATGCTGGTGGTGTTAACAGTCAGGCGGATGACGCCGCCGTCTTCCTTAAACTCCTGAACCAGAAAGTAAGAGTTAGCCCACACGTTGCTCCGCTTGGGGTCGTGGCATCGTACCGGCCACTGAGATTCCGGTACCGGCTTGAGTATTCCGATCACGTCTCATGCTCCTTAATTTTTCTATATGCTCTGCTGTTTCGATTTCTTCGGCGATCCGCTCGGCCTGTGCTTTGGTCAGCGGTTCGAAATCCTGATTAAAGCGGCCCACGCTGGCGATGCAGGTTCGGCCGTTGCGGATGTAGTGAATTACTTCGTGGGTAGCGCGGAGGATTTTGCAGGGCGCGCCGTGGGGATCGGCGTACCAGGTATTAGGCTGGATTATCCTGAACATTGGGCACCACCTTAAATTCGATTACCCAGACCCATGGATTGGCCTTCCAACTCTCCTCGCCGTAGATTGATTCCCACAGCTGCGCAAAGTTGTCATATGGAGTCCAGACTTCTCCGCCGCTATCTGGGTCAGAATATGTCGGCCGCCATCCTGTAAGCTCCATGCCTTCGGCTTGCGCATCTTCCTGGCTGATACTATTCAACCGCTCAACCCGCACGCCGATAATCTCCAGCGTGATGCGGGACGCCCAGCGCGGCATGTGGATGCTGGGTGTCCAGCGGACATCCTCAGCTGGCGGCACGTTCTCGTAATGAGTTGGAACATGCGCAGGGTAATTCGCGCGATAAAGTTTCAGATCCGGCGCGCTGGCTCCAGCCTCTGCCCACGTCTCCCGCACCCAGATGCGGTCGCCGACGTCGCCGAACGGGCACGCGTCGCCGACCAGCCCGCCACAGCCGCCTTTGCCGTTCTGCATTTCTTCTTCAACGTGAAGCATTGTTTTGAAAACGTTGCTGGGCCACCAGTGGCCGCCGCGTGGTGCCGGGCAAGGCTCGGGTTGAGGCTTCATAACACGCCTCGTCTGCGTCTTCCGGCCGTCGAGGATGGCGCGCACCATCTCTCCGTTAAAAATCATTCCGCGCTCTTTCACTAGATCCCCCTCTGCTTATTCTTCAACTCGATGACGCCCTGACACTCCGCACACGCCTGGCAGCCGGGAACGGCAGCGCGCCGCGGCGCCGGGATATCCTCGCCGCACTCCACGCAATGCTCAGCTGATACGGCGTTACGGTCGATGCGGTGAGCGGAAAGGGCGGCGTTACGCTGAAGCTCTTCAATCTCTGCTGCGGTGTCGATGATATCGGCCATGGTCAATGCTCCCGGAACTGTCTGTTAATACGGTTGAAGGTGAACGCCAGCAATAAAAAGGGAGCCTTAAGCTCCCTGGTGATTAGTGCCTTCATGCAGCACCGCCTTCATTCTTCTCGGCTTCGACAGCCATCTGCTCAAGCCGTAGCGATAACTCGGCGGCCAGCGTCTGGAGCTCTTCCTCGGTCGCCACCGGGATCGGCACAAAGCGAATCCCGATGTGCGCCAGGTGGTTGGCGATTTCGATGCTTTTTCTCAAATCAACGGGCGAGGCTTTGTTCATGCGGCGTTCTCCCCGGGTAATGGTTTCAGACCATCATTCAGCGTGCGCTCAAGGTTGGACAATATTCCTCGCAACCTCTTTATCTCTTCATCCTCGGTCAGTCGGCGCATTGCTTCCCATAGCGTCCTTGTCAGAACATACATAGGGACATTCGGGTCGAGGCCTAGCGCTTTCGCCAGATCTTGCTGGGCGTCGGTTAACCTTTCCTCCGACTCCTCCCGGCGCTTACGTCGGCGTTGCAACTCCTCTTCACTTTCCTGGCGCAGGTTCTTTAGCCTTTCATCGTTATCCCTAATGTGCTGCTCAAGGCGCTCCTTCGACCGATGTGCTCGACAAACAAGATCGGCGATTTCGTTGCCATGTCGCTTCATTAGTTTTTGGTCGCTGAGGTAGGTGTTGATTACGCGGCTTTTTATTTGGGTTCTCTCTGCCTGCCGGGTCATGCCGTCCATAAGCAGCTTCATCCAGGCATCGCGAGGAAGGGTATCAATCTGGCGCATTGTCGGCCCCTTGATGGTATGCCATCCAGTTTCCTTCCGGATCATCAAGCCACAACCATCTGGGATGTCGCTTTTCTTGAGCATGCCTTCAGGAACTGCAAAAACAACGCCGCCTGCGTAGTTAAAGTATTTGGTGTATTTGCCTGCTGTAACGTCAGCCCGGAAATCACTTACGCTGACTTTGACCTCATAGACGACAGGGCAGAACTTGCTGTAGCTATGAGCAATAGAGTAGACATCAGGTCGGCACGTACCGGCGGGCCCGAGCTGCATGTCTTCCCAGCAGATGCGCGCTGTGTTCTGGCGTAAATGCTCAGCAAGGTCATGAGCAAGCTCGTTATGACCCCATTTTTTTGTTGTCATTGTTCAGCTCCAAACCGCCCGTTAAGGCGGCCAGTTTTGACGACGAACTCCAGGAGGCTAACTCCCAGAGCTTCAATTTTCTTGTGATGCTTGTTGATGATGGGAGGAACCGTTTCGTTCCAATTAGGCTTTGGCTTCCTGCGCATGGCCTGCTGGATTTCCTCGGTGCAGCGGAGGCAGGCTGCGCGGATGGCGTTGTCTGTTTCTGGCGTCATGCAGCCTCCCTGCGGGCTAGAAGTTTCACCCCGAAAGCCATTAGCTCGTCCCGGTCCACAGTTGCGAAGTGGCAGTGCGTTCTCGGGTATGGCTTCCAGATGAGCAGTAAGGATCCTTTGTTGTTGCCGCTTACTGGCTTACCTGTTACCGGATTGATGAACGCCAGGCGCCCGGCGGTGATGAAGCGCACCTCGCTGGCGGTATGGATAGCTTCTTTAAACCAGCCAACCGATGTGTCTGCCGGTACCAGCATCACCGTTCCGATCTGATTTGCGCTCTCGGCAGCAGCCTTTTTAACGAACGGTGTGATGTCGCTGTAAGGCGGGTTCATCCAGACATAGCCAGGCACATTCAGGTAATCATCCCAGGGCGTTTCGAGCGTGTTCTGCTCAGCGGTGATGAACTTCCTGCATAGCGTGTTATGCGGTGACGCGGCGGCGTCCAACTGGAAGCAGAACTCAGCATCAAGAGCAGCGAAGAGGGCTGGTGGAGTACGCCAGAGGTCGCGCTGGTCGAGCGGTGTTTTACTTCCGCCATAATCACCATTCATCTTCTCGGCTGGCAGCGCCGCGGCGATGCGCTCTCCAATCCATCGCATAACCGGTACTGCCATGCTATTGCCGATAGCTTTGTAGCGCGGCCCGTCCGGGCATTCAGCAGCATCCTTCCCGCGCCAGCTGATCTTGGTGTGATCGTCAGGAAAGCCTTGAAGCCGCTCGCACTCCACTGGCGTCAGTCGACGAACCTGCATACCATATTGAACGACGTCGGCGGATGAGCGCGAATCCTGGGTGAATGCCACATCTTCCTGATAACCTTTACCCTGAGGACCCGCTGCATCGTGACGACCGATAGAAGCATGCTGAATGCAAATCGCAGGCGTGCCCTGACCTGGCTTACCACCACCTGTTGAAAGGCAGCCGGTGATGCAGCAGTTGCCATCCTCCAGCCTTATTTCACCGCGGCTGTTTTCAGCAAAAGCGTGAGCGATAAAATGACCTGCAGCAGCGCCTTCAGGGCGCCCACCTGCACCGCCGGTAAACGAATGCGCAGATATAGTGCCAACAATTCCCGATCCCCGCTGAGCAAATAATTCCTGATTGCTTTGCCCAATTCCGCCTACATTGTTGGACTGATTTAGGGTTGGGTGAGGGTTTTCTGGGTTATCCCAGTGACTACCGACTTTAGTGCGCTCTCCAGCATTTCTGGCAATTTCCGGTTGCGATTCTCGGCGCGGCGCAGAATCCCGGCGCACGCTGTTGAGCTCAAAAAGTACCGCTGAGGGATCGAATCCTTTTCGAGCACTTGCGACAACGAACACACGGCGGCGTCGTTGGGCCACTCCGAAAAATTGAGCATCAAGGACGCGCCAGGCAATAACCCTTTCTGGTCCAGACACACAACCAGCGTGCGTCCATTTTCCCCCTGCTGGCTGCAACTCACAGCTTTCTCCGGCAAGTCCTGCCAGAAAGCACCCGAAGGCATTGTCTTTGCTGCTGAGAACGCCGGGGACGTTTTCCCAGACGATGATTGCTTCTGGCTCACCGCGTTCGCGGCGCTTTGCGTCGATTGCATTGGCTAATTCCACGTAAGAGAGGGTTAATTGTCCTCGGTCGTCAGAAAGGCCTTCACGTAAGCCGGCGATGCTGAATGCCTGGCAAGGCGTACCGCCGACCAGAACATCAGGCGCTTCTACTTCACCCGCGCTCACCGCCTCGGCAATTTTGGTCATGTCGCCAAGATTGGTTACTTCCGGCCAGTGATGGGCGAGGACTGCGGATGGGAATGGTTCGATTTCAGAGAACCATGCAGGTTTCCAGCCGAGAGGTTCCCACGCTTTACTGGCAGCCTCGATGCCGCTGCACACACTTCCGTATTTCATGATGCACGCTCCGGATCCCGGTTATCCCATCCATTACGCTCAATATTCACCTGTCGCCGCTTATCTCCGACCTCTTCGATACTCCGGCCGGTCATCTCTGCGACTTCTGCGTTGGTGTAGCGCATGAGTGCAGCCAGTTCACATGCAGTCCATTCACGCATAGTTAATCCTCCAGAGCGGGCCAGCGAGTTACGCTTGCTTCTGACTGAGCAAATGGATCTACCGGTTGCCGTTGCTATCTCTTCCACTGAGAATCGACCGAACAGATACAGTTCGGCTGCCGTCCATGGTTTACCGGTCATCCTGCTGATAAGTGGTGCGCCGATACGTGATGCCTGGCGAGCTACTGCCGATTCTGAGCGCTCAAGCTTTTCTGCGATAACCTGAACCGGCATTGTTCTGCCAACTTCATGCAAGAACAGTTTTTCCCACGGTTGCCAAAGTTCGCTCATTGAAAGCACCTGTTATTTGATTATTAGTGATGGCTTGCCGAGCTTGATATGAGCACCAGGGATATCAATTCCGGCCTCGATCTGGTGTTTAATCGCGAGCTTGTCAGGCTTGATTGTCGTTTCATACTCGACAAAATCAGGAGGGATGGCGTTAACATCAGTGATTTCAACAGACTTTGACGGGGCGCGAACAGTTACCTGATGCAAACCTGCCTTCATGGACTTCTTCCCAGCAGTTTCAAGTGATCTGGCGACATACTCTTTAAGGCTTACTACGCGATTCTCAGATGCTTTTGCTCTCTCGATAAGTCGTCGAGCCTCTTCCTTGAGCGCCTCTGCATCGGCGAGTTCGTTTTTGCACACGGCAAGTATTTGCTCGACCTTTGCCTCAAGCTCCCATTCAATACCATCAATAGTGTCGGCGATCATTTCAGGCGGCATGTCTGAATCGGTAAGTTTGGCGAAGTCATTGGCGATCTGATAAAGAGCGGTCATTATGCGGCCTCCTCAAATTTAATTTTACATTCTGAATAAATGGCCTGGATGTTTTGCTGCAACTTCATCCCTGCTGTGAGCCGGTATGCTTCAGCAAAATGACGCTTCAGGTCTGCCATGGTTTCGGCATGCGCCATTTCTTCACACAGCGATTGCGCCTTATCCATGATTTCTTGCTGCTGTTTCTTAGCATCCTCGCGAATGTCTTCCTCTGACTTGTGCGCCATAACTGGCTCCTGGAAAACACCCTCATCTTCATTGATGACGTGGATCGCGTTATCAAGACGCTCTGCGCGGGGCCAGTACTTGCTGGCTCGCTTAACGATGGTCTTACGCGCCATCTCTTCCCAGAAGTTTTTCCATGGTCCGTTCTTGGCCTTGCTGGTCGCCTCCGTCGCTTTTATTTCTGCCAGGCTCATCTCTTCTGTCAGGTAATCGCCGTCAGCAGTCTTTACTGTGCAGTAACCGCCGACGACGTCACCGCGATCGCCAAAGGCGTTGTATTTATGTGTAGGCGCAGTATCAAGCCCGTTCGATTCGTAGGTGTCATTTGAATACACCAGTTTGCACTGTCCCCACTTAATGGAACCGGTAGACTGCGCAAGATGCAGGAGGCCCATATAGCTTATATCAAGGCACACCATGCCGTCGCGCGGCACCAGATAAGCCAGCTTGCTTGCCGGATTAAGAGTGATGCCGATTGCCGCAACGTTGATAATGGCGTTCTGTGCGCTGATAGGGTTTGATAGCGCCGTCTTGGCTAAATAGTCATTACGCTGGAAGCACTGAATCGCAAACTGGCTTTCCTTTGCCCATGTAACTGACTGGTCGGTAACCGCGCCAACAAATAGCGGCTCCTGTTGTTTAACGAACTCAACAATGCTGATGCTCATTGTTACTATCCCTCATCAATATCTGTTTGGTGGCGAGCAATTGTCTCTGCCATGAAGCGAATAAATTCAGCGGCCTTTTCCTGAAACTCGACGTCATCATCGAACGCTTTGGAAATAGCCTTCTTGCTGGCCCCGCGTCGTTGCAACTCGTCAACGCACAACGATTCCAGCTTGCTCTGTGGTAATCCTTTTTCGAGGTCATCAGCCAGTTCAGATTCACGCTCTTCTCTGGCGATCTGCTGATAATGGCGCGTCCAGTTCTGCGCCTCGATACGGTCTTGAACGAGATATGCAGCCATAATCGGCTCCTGAAATTTGGTTGTGCGCTTCCCGTCTGCGATAGCCGGACGAGTAGGGGGATGGGTTTGAAATTAGTGCTGGATAGGGTTTCCGCGTCCGTCGAGAAGGACGTCAATCACGCAGTCAGTTAGCCGGATAATCTCTGCATCGGTGTGCAGGTATACCCATTTTCGCTCTTGAATTACTGCTGAGACGCGATAGGTGCGGCCCTCGTGCAAAGCTATCATTCCAGGCATAACACACTGACGAATCATCGGCGTCGTTCCGTAATGTCCGATCATGATTTACCCTCCACCTGCTGCAATAACCCGGCAATGTGCATCTGCCAGCGGTTCATTGTGATTTTCTCGCGAGGTTTATCGACTGATGAGAGTTGCCACTCGTTATCGTTGAGTTTTGATGCGTGGTACTGCTTGCCGTTGTGGGTGACTGTCATGATGACTCCCGGGCCCGTAGCATTGCGTCGGCAAATTCATATGCTCCGACAGAGATATCATCCAGCCAGTCAGGAGCGCATGCATGTAGCGACGCATCACCCATCAATGTGTTTGCAAGTAGTCCCTGCATCGCTTTCGCAGCGAAGTAGTCACGCAGCGTCATGCCAGGACTTGAGTATTTCGAATCATAGTTATCATCTCGAGTGGGAAATGCCTGTTCGTATTCTTTGTTGCTCATAATCACCTCCAGAACGTTAAATACTGCTTTCATATCTACCCACACTCATTGAATGCGGAGAGATATAAAAACCCGCCAGAGCGGGTCTTAAATTTCAGTCAGTCTTTGATAAACTCATCCGTTACGACCGATTGCTCACCCGAATACAGAAACGCTCCACCCACTTCTACGACGATAACTGCATGCGGATTGGCATTCTCGTTCAGCCATTTGATGAGTGGCTTTACTGCGTTTTCGAAACTTTCTTCTTCCATCGACTTACCCTCTTGAGCTAATAAAAAGGCCGCCCTTAGGCAGCCGTTTCTGGTTCTGTAATTTCAACGCTAAGCGTCATTATCAGACCGCCTGACAGGATCCAATGGTTAATTAGGCATTGTTAAAACCTCTTTCTGTGAAGTACTTGAGACCAGATTTATACGCAGCAATTAGTTCAACTGAATCAGGCTCATTTTTAAACTTTGATGACCACGCCATTTGCTGCTCAATTCCGCGCTTTAGCTTTCCTACTATGACCCGCTCGATATACTCGCGACGGCTTTCAAGAAGCTCTGGCGATGCTTGCGTCATGTAGAAATTAAGCTGTTCAATCATTGCCTCACCTCTAAATAAGTGGAGTAGATTTACCGCGCTGTAATCTGCCCGGATTTACGATGACCTGCTGCGAATATTGCAACTTCCGGCAAGCACGCAGATCCACCTGTATTGCTGTCACGCAGACTACCTAGCGAAGTGGCGCGGTCTACTCGTGACATGTCCTGTTTTCTTTCCTGTGACTCGTTCTGAGCAGCCTCAGCGCGTCGCTTAGCCATCAACTCACCACGTTTCAGATAACGCCGTGTAACGCTGTTGCTTGCGATAAATTTGGTCATATGTCCTCCAGTGGTTGCACATCCTTGTGCGGCGACGGTTATTTGTTTTTGCGATCCCACATCCAGTCACTTACTGTTGACCAGATAGTGAATGCCATTCCGATTGAGAAGGTGGCGATCATGCCTCCGAGAATTGGGTTGGTGATGACTTCTAACATTTGAAAAATCTCCGGTGGTTGCTTTAGGGTGTGGCGCTCAGATGCTTCTCTTCTGAGTTGCTGTCTATGCAGCTGCATTTCGTCACACTCCAAAGCAACTTCCTTTGGTCTCCCACAAGAGCGGGAGAAGTAACCCCATCATGTTAAAGAGCTGAGACTCAATTCCTTGTCTCGGTGGTGCGTCCTGCTGATGGGATAAAGATACAGATAAAACTGTATTATCGTCAACAGATAAAACTGTATTATTTTTTGTTGGTAACATATGTACCTGTAATTTATTGATATTTATTTTTGTATAGGCGTAAAAAAACCGGCCTAAGCCGGTTCTTTCAGAGATGGCGGGTTGGCGCTAGCGCTTGCGTCGATAAATTCTGTGCTCAATCATAACGCCGATGATTGTTAGGGGCTGGATGCTGCTGTTTATTACAGGGTAATCATCGTTCAATGGCACAAGTTCAAAGTGCTGACACCCGTTCATATCAGTAAAAGTAGGTCGATACTTTTTGAATGTGGCCTGATCGCCACCATTTTTAGCCACTACGAATTCGCCAGGAACCGGCTCAACTTCAGGATCGACGATAATCACATCTCCGGCCTTGAAGTCCGGCTCCATGGAATCACCCTCAATGCGCAGGGCAAAGCTGTGCTCTGACAAATCAAGATCGGTAAGGATGTATTCTAAGCTACCATCGAAGGCCTCTATAGGGTTCTTCTCAGCTAAGGCCCCAGCTTGCACATAACTAATCAAAGGAACTCTCCTGCTGTTCACTTCAGCTATTGGCATAAATGCGCCGCCATTCATCAACCAGTCAGCATCACAACGCAACGCCTTGGCTATACCAATTATATTCCGTGGCTTGAGAGTTTTCCCGTCTTCAATGCTCTGCCATGACTGCTGACGGATTCCGGCCTTCTCAGCCGCTTCTGTCTGCGTCAATCCGAGCTCAATTCTTTTTTGTTTTACTCGTTCTGCAAGGCTCATAAATACCTCTTTCTGTGTGCCTTGATAGTCACAGCTAAAACTGTAATTGACAAACAGAAATAACTGTCACAGAATACAGATAAAACTGTGGAGGTGATATGGAAACAATTTCTCAGCGCCTCAAGCAAAAACGTGAAGAGATGAATCTGTCTCAATCCCAGCTGGCAACACTGGCAGGAATGAAACAGCAGTCCCTTCAGGCCATCGAGGCAGGGACAACGAAGCGTCCACGTTATTTGGTTGAGTTGGCTCGTGCGCTTAAGTGCGATCCTGAATGGCTGCTCTTCGGCGACAGTCGCCAAGCTCAGCACTAATAGAAACACCGCTCTTTAACATCGCTGCTCATCCTCTCCGCCCTTGTGGAGATAACAACTACGCATCACAGGATGCGCATTAACTATTTCAACACCAAAGGAATTATCAATGAAGGAACACGCAAACTACAGCAAACCAACGCAGCGAGAGATTGATCGCGCTGAAACAGATTTGCTTATCTCACTATCAAAAATGACCGGTCGTAAATTCGCTGAGTTGTCTGACTGGCATGAATCAAAAGTTAGTCGAACCAACTGGAGGGATGTCGCCACTGCATTCTGCATTTTCAGAATGGCGGCTGAGTGCAGCCCGATAGGGCGAGCATTGCAGGATTTATATCTTGCGGTAGGAAATAAAAAATCCCCGACGGGCAAGGTCGAGGATTCTCAGATAACGATTGATTTTTAACTGGATCAATTCACAGGAGTAATTATGACACCGATAGAGCTGTGGTTGCAAGAACCACCCGTCAGCGATGAGTTGGATTTTCCTGAAGGGTATTCTCCTCGCGGATGGGTTTATGTTCTTGAGAATGAGGCAATGCCAGGCCTCTATAAAGTGGGAATGACAACAAACAGTCCCGATAAAAGAGCTGCTGAGCTTTCTGGCGGAACTGGCGTTCCGAAAAAATTCCACGTTGTTAAAGCATTCAGAACACAGCATCCGGAGAAGCATGAGGCAGAAATTCATCGGCTTCTTGCGAGGTTCAGGATTAATGACGGCAGGGAGTTTTTCAAATGCAAGATCGAAAAAATCATTCACATCTGCAGGTCCGTCATCCCTGACGGTGATGCCAATAAAGTCAATGACCTCATCGACAAATACAACCTAATAACCTTCGAAAAATTCAAAGATTTACGTCCTGCTGACGTTCTAAGCCAATTAGGTATAACTCACTTTGGGGATAGCGAGGCCGCTCTAATTCGCCTGGCTATGTTCGGCTCAGAAGTGGTACGGCATTTAACTCGAGATGGGGGATCTGTTGTCTTCTTCGATGCGCAGTTCACTCTTTTAACTCCCGGAGATAACGATGGCTAGATCCAGAAATATCAAACCCGGCTTTTTCACTAATGATGAATTAGCCGAGTGTTCTCCATATGCCCGACTCCTTTTTGCCGGGTTGTGGACTATTGCTGACAAAGAAGGGCGATTGGATGATCGCCCTAAAAAGGTTAAAGCAATGGTACTTCCTTTCGATGATGTGGACTGTAATGATCTGCTTCAGCAGCTTCACAGCCACAAATTCATTAACCGCTATCAGGTAAATGGCGACTCATACATCCAAATAAATAATTGGAAGAAGCACCAGAACCCCCACTGCAAAGAAGCTGCTAGTGAGATACCAGAACCAGTAGAGAACAATGACAGCACCGGACAAGAACAGTGCAAAGACGATAAAGAGGAAGATAAGAAGGATGAAGAATCACCTCAAGACATTGAAAATAATAAAGCACCAGAGAAGCACCATGCAAGTACAGTGCAAGAATCAGTAGAGAACAATTTAAATCCTGCTGATTCCCTTAACCTGATTCCTGATTCCCTCATCCCTCATACTGATTCCCTAATTAACACCCAAGCCGCTGACGCGACTTGCGAAGGGTCTGAGGCTGATGTCCATAAAATTTCAAGTCGCTATGCATTCGAAGGAAATATCGTTCGGTTAAACCACAAGGACTACGAAGCCTGGAAACGCCTGTATCCGAACATTGACCTGAAGTACGAACTGGAAAAGCTGGATATCGAATTTAGCCATGAGAAGCCAAAGAACTGGTTTATCACTGCAAGCCAGAAGCTTAGCTACCAGAACAAGCAGGCGCTATCAAGACCTGTACGCAAAGTTGCTAATGGCCTTCAGTCAGAGGGTTTTGCTTCGAAGGACTACGGAAAAACAGAAATCCCATCCTGGGCTCAGGAGTGAACATGACACTGGACGAAAAGATTTTCTCTCTGGAAAAGATGCTTTCAGAGCTATCACAGCCACCGTTAGAAATACCAAACAGTACTGTTGAGTTTGATGACGCCACCTGCGAAAAACATGGACAGTTCCATCAGCGCCGACGCGTATCGACTACGCATATCAAAATACCAACTGTTCCGTCTCGTTGCCCGGGTTGCATTCGAGATGAGCTAATCGAGCTACAGGCTGAAAAAATCCGCATCGATGAGGATTCTCGTAAGCGAAACGTTGAGCGGCTTCTGGATAGTCTGGATATTCCAAATCGCTTTCTGTCCTGCACTCTGCAGAACTACGATCCGGTAAACGACGATGCTCAACGCGTTCTGAAAGTCTGCCAGGCGTACGCTAACCGATGGCCTGAGCGATTGAAGAAAGGCGGTGGACTCGTTATGTGTGGCAAGCCTGGAACAGGTAAGAACCATCTTGCTTTTGGTATCGCCCGGATCGCCATTGCCGAGCATCAAAGCTCAGCTGTATTCACCACCGCTCTGAAAATTGCCAGAGAGTACAAATCGACCTGGTCGAAGGGCTCAACGCGAACTGAAGACGATGTGATCCGCTACTTCACCAAACCAGACCTGCTGATCATCGACGAGGTCGGCGTCCAGTTCGGTAGCGATGCTGAGAAGCTGATCATGTTCGAAATCATAAACACCCGCTACGAGCGCATGAAACCAACCATCCTGATTAGCAACCAGACCAAAGAAGAACTGGCTGCATTCATCGGTGAGCGCGTCATAGACCGCATGAGCGACGGCGGTGGCTGCACTCTGTCATTCACCTGGGATTCATACCGCTCTAAGGGGGCCGCATGATGGACAGCTTAAAGCAACGCATTCTCGACTACGTATCAGCTAACCAGCCTGCCAAGGTTGATCTGATTTACAAAGAGCTTGGTATCTGCCGCAACCGGTATTAAGAAGAGGCCAAGCAACTCCGCTTCATGGGTAAGTTGCGCAGCGTTCCGGGCATCGGCGTATTCACTGGTGAAGATGATTATCAGCGCTGGCTGAAAAGTGGCGGCTACGAAGAAATCAGGCAACGCGCTGTCGATGCAAACCTGAGTAGCCAGGAAGCGAAGGGTATGAAGAAGTCGCGTAACAGTGACGACCCGAAGATGTTCGCACCATACGACCCGGCGAAGAATGGAGTCGTGGCTGAGTTTATGCAGAGCGATGCGAGAAAGCGTCTGATGATGGTTTACGGGAGGCCATGTTGATAATCGCAAAAATTATTGGCGTTCTCTGGATGCTGCTGTGGTTCGTTATTGTTCTGCAGGCTTTCGTGCGCGGAGTAACCGAAGGGAAAGATGCTTTTGGCTATTTCGTGGCAAGCGTATTCATGTGGCTGCTGGTTGCCGTTGCACCGATAGCAATCATCAAATTCGGATGGAGTTACATCAGGTAAATCTGACATGACTGAACCTTACATAGCTGAGCTATCTGCAAGCGTGGCCGTGATAGTCGGCCTTTTTTATGCAATACGCAAAAACATCGATTAACAGGCCTGCTTAGCGGGCCTTTTTTATGAGGGTAGGATTATGAGCGTTAAACGTTATGACATGAAGGAAGTCTACAAGGGCAGAATGGCTGTTGTCGAGACAGGCGCAGGAGCCTTTGTTACCCACGGAGATTACGCCGTACTCGAGCAAAAGCTAACAGACATGGCAGTACAGCTCGCTAACGCCGAGAGCAAGTGCAGGGAGCTGGCGGCGGATAACGAAAAAGCGATGGAGTCACTTAAGCAGGCAGATTCCGCCGTTAAGTTGGCGCACGAGAAGTTTTCTGCGCTGGCTGATGAAAACATGGCGCTAAAAAGTGGGCATTACAATGGGATGGTTTTGCCAGAAACCCCAGCGACAGACGCTTTCCTGGCTGAAGTGCTGGCAAGTGCAATCCCTGAAGGTTACACACTCGTACCTCAACAAATATTCCTTGACGCATCCGACATTGAGTCTATTTGCTCGCAGTGCGGAAACGGTGGCGAAAACTACGGCGATTACACAGACGGAATATTGTGGGTTGGTGATATTCAGGATGATGAAGGCAACATCACACACGGCCTGCATATCTCGTCAGCCGATTACCCAGAGGAGGGTGGCGTAACAATCTGCGAATTCGCCGCCCAGCTTCGCAAAGGAGCTGCGCTATGAGCAAATCCATGAAGTGCCGTCGCTGTAAAAAAATCTCAACAAGATCTGAGCTGGTCGTCGTGAAAAAAAATAAGTACGGGATGGAAACGCTTGGCTGCCCGTATTGCTTTGCCACCGTTTTTACTCAAGTTGATCAGGAGGCAGCCCAATGACAGCACTCAACAAACAGGCGCACCAAACTGAAAACGAGCGCATGGCTCAGTCTCTGGCAGAAAGAAATGGCGAACCAGTTGAAGGCTTACGCCAGCGCATTTCAGAGCTTGAAGAAATCGCCACTGACTACGGAATGAAGTTCCAGAAGGCCCAGGACGCTTTAAAGCATCAGGCTTTGCTGCATCAATCTCAGATGGAAGCTGCAGAGAAGCGCATAGCAGACCAGCATGGAATAATTTTATCCGCGCGTAATTTTATCAGTGAGTACGCACAGAATGGTGATGTGGGAGCCACTGAGTTCGTGAAGATATTAGACCGCGCCACTGGCATTGGCGTGAAGGGGGAATGAGCATGGATAAATTAATCAAACCTACAAAAAAAAGGTAAGCATGACGGTTCGTGTGATTATCTTTGCTCGGACTATGCGCGATTCATTGTTATGCGCGGCGATTATACGGAAGCGGAAATAATTCAGGCTTCTGTGTCACAAGATGTAATCGACTCGGATGGTGCGGCTGATTTTGCAAGTAGCGCCCGCTATTACCAGTGCTGGTACAAAGTTAGCCCAATAGGTGGTCAGGATGGGTATTCAGGATGGCATCATCCTCGTGACACGCCGTGTCGCGGTGCATATTTCGCATCGGTTTTGCAATGGGATTAAGGAGGACTAACCCATGACAACTAACAACCCGGCGCACGGTCCTGTATCACTCGATCGCCTGCATCAGATAAGCGAAATACTCAGCAAAGCAGCAGCACAAAGCGACGGCGGTAATCTCGGTTACGCAATGGCTGATGCTGTGAAGGTGATTAATGTGGCTATTGCATCGTTTGGTGCTGAGCCAGTGGGTTATTTCTATGCAGACAAACCCGGCGATTGGTATCAAATTTCAGATGGCGACAGAGTTCCAGAGCACAGACGCATACCGCTCTACTCAAGCCCGCAGTCAGGGCAAGTAGTGAAGCTGCCGAATGAGTTCATCAGCAATGAGGGGATCGTTGTTCAGATAGGAAAAGTGATGGCTGTATTAGCCGTTTCTGGGATTCAGTACGAGCGAAAAGGTAACGCCTGCCGATCCGTCATGCTTAAAGGAGATGAAAAATGACAACCATTACAAAAGAGCGACTGCAAGAAGTTATTGATGGAGACATCGCCTTCACCGATGAGCAGAGAGAGATGGCGCGTATAGCGCTGGCGGTGAAGCAGGCGCAGCCAGATGACATGTACCGGCAAAACTTCCGTACCGCGATGGAAGGTATCGCCCACATCCGCCGCACGCTGGAGGAAACCTTCTGCGGGCTACACGGGACGCATGTTGAGCCTGATGTACTGGTGGAGTGCAAGGCAATTTGTGATGCGATTTGTTCTGCATATCGCCAGACAGCGCCGGTAGTGCTGGATGAAGATCCGCGCGACGCATTCGAGCGATCATTCAAAATGCCGAAGCATGTCACCCGCTGTGGCACTGGATATGCAGTAACGGAGTATTCCGCATGGTTGGCCCATGATTTCATCAGGATGTGGGAGGGCTGGAAGGCCTGCCGCGCCGCCATGCTTCAGGCTGGCAACTCTCCGGTAACTCCGGATGGTTGGATTCCGGTAAGCGAGCGGATGCCGGAAGAGACGACAGACGTTGACGGAGGTGCTACGGGGTATCTGGTTAGATATGCACAAGGCAAAGAGCCAAACGGAGGTTTTAATGTGGGAGTATGGAATGTCACATACCTTCTGCACCACCACCACGGAATCATAACCCACTGGATGCCACTTCCAGCAGCACCGCAGCAGGAGGTGAAGTCTGCACTTGAACATGGAATGCAGCGTTACGCTGGAGCTATGCAAAAGCTCGAAGAAGGAGGTGACTGATGGATGATAACAGCGATAACGTCATCCCTCTCGTTCAACCTGGGAGAGATGAAGCCAAATTACTCAACGTCACCGTAAGCGACAGAAAGGAGTATAGCCAGCAGCGATGCAAGCACAGAGCTATTGAAGTCTGCGAAACAGATCGTGTTATTCGCTGCACAAGGTGCGGATGCGTTGTTGATGCATTCGATCACATCCTGCAGGTCGCTACCGACGCTGAGCATATCGTCACAGAGATTGAGCAACTTCACCGCCGACGCGACGAACTGCGCGAGTCCGTAGCCAATCTCGAGCGCGAAGAGAAGAACGCCAAAGCCCGGTTACGCTCTGCCAGAACGTCAATCCTCTTTGCGGAGAATGACCTGAAAAATACTGAGCAGGGAGTTAAACAGTAATGGCTAAATCCGCAGCAGAACGCAAATACGCGCAGGAGGTAATTATTGCAAATCGACCTGGTTAAACACCCGGGCGGCGTATTCTCTCCAGCAAACGAAACAGACCTCGATCGACTCCAGCGATTCAAAAACGGCGAAACCTACGTAGCCGAAATCAAACTCACCAGAAACCCCGCGCATCATCGCAAAGCCTTTGCATTCTTCCAGTTCTGTTATGACCACTGGACATCAGAAAACACTGGTTACGAATGCTCAGACGAACACACGCAGAAAGAAGAGTTCCGGAAGAACCTAACCATTCTCGCCGGATTCTATGACGTGGTTACGACGATACGCGGGGAAACAAAGGTGAGGGCTAAGAGCCTGGCATTCGCATCAATGGATCAGGAAGAGTTCGAGCGCTGTTACAGCTCGCTGATTAACGCCGCCATAAAACACGTATTCGCCGGTACAACCGACCCGGCAATACTCAACCGATTACAGTCATTCTTCTGAGGGGGAAGCTGTGGCACTTAAACGTGATAAATACGACGCAATATTTTCCGAACTGGTTCGTGAACGCGCTAACTGGTGCTGTGAAAACTGCGGTCGTAACTTCAGTGACAACCACGCATTACTTCATTGCTCTCACATTAACGGACGCCGTCATACTGCAACGCGCTGGCACCCTATGAATGCGTTGTCCCATTGTGTTGGTTGCCATCGAAAACTTGGTGAGGAACCAATCCAGTTTACTCGTCACGCTGAATACGAATACGGCGTAATGACCATTGAGCAGATATCCCGAGCCGCTCTGCACCCAATGAAGGTCAAGCCGTGGCAGAAAGAGGAACTTTACCAGTACTACAAACAGGAACTGGCAAGACTGAAGCATCTACGCAACACTGGCGTATTAGGTCGTATCGAATTCACCGCGCCTGACTGGTATCAGCAGAACATCACTTTGCGTATGGGAGAGGCCGCATGACCCGAACCGATATCGAAAAATACCAGAAAGCATCGGTACTGCGTGCCGATCCTGAATGTTCATGGATGAAGTTAGCTTCTGTACCGCGCCGCTCATATCTTGGGAAATATCGTCGCCTGACTCCTGCGCAAAGTCGGTGGGTTCGTTCGCTATTAGGACTTTGGGGTAGAGAGTTTGGTGGTAGTGACACCTCATATCTGTCTGGCGGTGGTGGTATGTGGTCGATGATACTCACTGGATGGACAGGTGAGCAGCAGGAGAGGATTACTACTGTTCTCGCTGGTCTCCGCAAGATGGGATATTCAGGAGATCAGCTTATCATGCAGGCAAAAGCTATCATCTGGCCTAAAAAGTCTCTATCTGATTTGATGGGAAATGCTGCTGATGAAGAAGAGGCCGAATTCATGGAGCGGATCATCCTCAAATCATTCGCCAAAAACAGCATCGTCTACGAAATCGGAAAGGACTATTACACATGGCGCAAGACCATTAACGACATGGCCCGTTGGATGCAGTATCACCACGCACCTTTTTTGACTGAAAAGCAGTGTATCGATCGCGTTCGTTGGTGTATCGAGTTGTTCAATTCTGCTGTCTTCTTCACGTTAATTGCAGAACTTGGTATCGAAAATAAAGAAACTTGCAAAAAAGACTTGAAAACAAGTTTTGAAGATGCATAATTACTGTATGCTCGGACGTCGAAGGCGAAAGAGCGAGGTGGTGAGGCAAAAGAGGCGGCTCTCACCACTGAACCGCCTAGTTGGTATCTTCGACGCATCGTCTGGTACTCCAACCGTAGAGGGCTGAGAGGTTCTCCAAGACCTGAGTAATCAGGCCGCCATCTGGATGATGGCGTTGTTATTCGAAGCCTCGCCATCGTGCGGGGCTTTTTGCATTCAGGGTCAGAAGCACAGAGGTTTGCGATCGGCTGTTAACCGATTGGTCGAAGGTTCGAATCCTTCCTGTCCCGCCAAATCCCTACCAGGACCATAAGAGCGAAAGCTCAACGCACCACCCTCATCTTGCCAGCATCGCCGCTGGCTTTTTTAAAGCGCATTACCACCAAGAACCAGACCCAACCAACTAATTGCTGAATATCTGTGGCTACGGTGGTCTAGTGCGCTTCAAAAAAGAAAACCCAGCACATGGCTGGGATTCGTGAAGATGGGCGGCAAGAGACTGCGCAAACAGCCTCCTGCCTGATTTGCTCATGCCTTTAGTCACGAACAAACCACGTTACTGATAAACGTATCCTGGATTTGTTCAAGCGACCATCATCCCTATTCCTAATTTGAACAGATCCCCATCCTCTTGGGGGCAGAGCATGATCCGTATGGATAAAATCAGAGAATGGCTCAGTTACTGGTTTGGAGGCCTAACAACTATGGGTGGCGTTCTTTCCCTTAACGACTGGGCAGTAATTATTGGCATCACCTGCACCATAGGCACATTTGGTGTCAATTGGTACTACAAACGCAAAGAGCGAGAGGATCGGCTAAATGGCAATGTCTCCGGCGCTCAGAAATAAAATTGCTGCCAGTGTCGGCGGCGGTGCAATCGCAATTGCCACAGTTATGATATCCGGAAAGGATGGGCTTGAAGGTCGTGAGTATGTGGCCTATCGAGATGTTGTTGGAGTGCTGACTGTCTGTGATGGTCACACCGGATCCGACATTATCACCGGCAAGCGATATACCGATAAAGAATGCGATGCACTAACCCGGAAAGATTTAACGCGCATTGCCGCTCAGGTTGATCCGCATATCAAAGTGCAGACCACTGAAACACAGCGAGCTGCAATCTATAGCTTCGCTTACAACGTCGGCGCTACCGCAACCATCAACTCCACCCTACTGAAGAAACTCAACGCGAAAGATTACGACGGAGCCTGCTCTGAGCTTAAACGTTGGGTATATGCAGGTGGCAAGAAGTGGAAAGGCATGATGAACCGTCGCGACGTCGAGTATGAGGTTTGTACCTGGAGTCAGAAATGAGCCGGTTAACCGCAATCATCATTGCCGTTGTCGTCTGCATCATCGTGTCGCTATGCTGGGCTGTTAATCACTACCGCGACAACGCCGCCGAATACAAGAAGCAGCGCGATGAGAAAACTCGGGCGCTGAATCTGGCTAACGCCACCATCAAAGATATGCAGGTGCGCCAGCGCGATGTAGCTGCACTGGATGCCAAATACACGAAGGAAATGGCAGATGCGAAAAAGCAGCTTGATGATTTGCAGCGTTGCGTTCGTGATGGCAAGTGTGGGTTGCGCATCAACGCCAAATGTCCAGCGAACGGAGCGACCAGCACCGGCGGCATGGGCAATGCTTCCACCCCCAGACTTACTGAGTCCGCTGAACGGGATTATTTCACCCTCAAAGAGCGAATCGACACAGTGACGAAGCAGGTCGGCTATTTGCAGGAATACATCAACACGCAGTGCCTGAAATGATTCGCCATCCAAATAACACAGCCTGACTTCGGTCGGGCTTTTTTATGCAGTAAATCCCCGCGCACCGCAATGCGCAACTAACCACACCGAATCCGAACCCTTTGATATGAGCCTTCGAAGAAGTCAGTTAGTGCTGGCGAGCCTTCGGTGGGCTGATTTCTATTGCGGCGAAGGTTCATATCAAAGTAAGGAAGTACGCTATGAAAGAAGCAGTTGTAGTCCATGAGTTCGATTTCTCAAAGATGGTTATGGCCATCCAAGGTAAGGCGTTCACAACCAGTCAAAAGATCGCTGATTACTTCGGCAAACGTCATGACAACGTACTGAGAAAAATCAGGCAGGTTAAGTCTGAGTGTCCGCCTGAATTTGCTGCCCTCAATTTTGAGGAGGCTGATTTCATTGATAAAAATGGAGATGCGCAGCCAATGTTCAAGCTGACTAAAGACGGCTATATGCTAGTCGTTATGGGCTTTACTGGCGCTGCCGCCACTCTCATCAAAGTTAGATACATACAGGCATTTAACTGGATGGCAGATCAACTTACGCGCTGGCATGAAATGGGAGAGCAGGCCCAGCACCGCCATGCGTTAAAAGTCGCTAAGTCAGAAGTGAAGGCCCGCATCGGAAGCAAAATGATGAATGCTCGAAAGAGAGAAAAGAAACTGCTTGCGCTGGAGTTTGACCAGATCCTCTCGCTTACACAGCCAAAGTTGATTTTTACTGAATAGCGCCAAGGGACAAAAATGTCCTTTGAGAGCCACTTTCACAACGGCTCTCCATTACAGAAGCTCTTCACTGAAGGGCTTTGATAATGTCAAAGTTAGGTGATTCAACATGGCTAAACCGGACTGGGGAGCACTGCAAGACCAGTTCCTCGCCGAACATGCTAAATCCGGTATTTCCCCAAAAGACTGGTGTGAAGCGCAGGGACTGAATTACGCCAGCGCAAAGCGCTATATCAAAGTTACGAATTACGGTGCGAATTCGCAGAAAGGAACTGTGAAAAAAAGTGCGAATTCGCAGAAATCAAAAGAAGGCCAGCAGGGTCGCAAGCCGAAAGAGCCCAGTAACTGCGAATCTTCCAGGGGCGCAAATTCTGGAGGTGCGAAACCCGAGAAGAAAAGGCGGGGCGGCGTAAGAAACTTTCCCCCTTTCCAGACCGGTAATCAGCACGCACTCAAACATGGTGGTTACGGTCGCCGCATGCTTCTATCCGATTCTGTTACGGAAGACGCCCAAGCGCTGACGCTCGACGATGAGTTGTTCTGGCTGCGCGCTGCGAACCTGACGGCGGCGGAGAATATCGGGCGCTGGCAGGCTGAGCTGGAGCTGGCAACGAATGAGAAGGAAAAGGAACTGCACTCCCTGATTTCTTCTGCTGAAAAGGCCATGCACCGCAACACGCAGCGCATTGAGTCGCTGGAATACACCAAAGGATCGATAGAGAAGCTTCGCGTCGATGCAGCTTACCGCGAGCGTGCCACTGAGAAAGTGGAAATGGAAATAGACATCATGAAGGACGGCGACAGCGACAACGCCATCGTCGTGCACAACACCCTGCCGATACCTGGAAGATAAATCATGGCCGACATTTACCTCCCGACGCTGCATGACGGGCAGTTAACGGTATGGTCTGACGCATGGGATCATCAACTTAACGCGGTTCGATGCGGTCGACGCTGGGGTAAAACGTTCATGCTTTCCAGCGCCGCGGTGACCTATGCGACAGCGCCGTTTAAACGCCCGGGCATGGACATTGAACTCGGCGGGCGTGTCGGTATATTCACTGCTGAGTATCGCCAGTATCAGGAGATCTACGACAAGCTCGAAGAAATCCTGTTGCCGCTGAAGAAAAGCTTCAGCCGCCAGGAAAAGCGCTTGCTGCTTAAAAACGGCGGGAAGATTGACTTCTGGGTCACCAACGACAACAAACTTGCTGGTCGTGGACGTGAATACGAAATCATCCTGATAGACGAGGCGGCATTTACCAAGTCACCTGAGATGCTGAAGGAGATCTGGCCAAAGTCGATCAAGCCGACGCTGCTGACGACAAAAGGCCGGGCTTACGTATTTTCTACGCCAGACGGGGTGGACGAGGAGAACTTCTTCTACGCCATCTGTCACGATAAGAACCTTGGCTTTATCGAGCACCACGCACCAACATCCTCGAACCCGTTCGTTCCCCCGGAAGAGCTGGAGAAGGAACAGGCGAACAATGACCCGCGCGTGTTCCGCCAGGAGTTTCTGGCCGAGTTCGTCGACTGGTCCGCCGCTTCGTTGTTCGATGTCCGCAAATGGTTCGAGGGCGAAAATCAGGATCAGCCTGTTGATTACCCTGAAATATGTCAGGCCGTCTTCGCTGTCATGGATACCGCTGTCAAAGGTGGTTACGAGCATGACGGCACGGCGGTTGTGTATTACGCCGTCGACACCCGGCCAGGTATTCAGCGCCTCACCATTCTCGACTGGGATGTGGTGCAGATTGACGGCGCGCTGCTGGAAACGTGGATGCCGTCGGTATTCGAACGGCTCAACGAGCTTTCCGGCCAGTGCGTTGCTGTAAACGGAAGCCTCGGCGTGTTCATTGAAGACGCCAGCATGGGCAGCATCCTGTTGCAGAAAGGCGAAAGCCTGGGATGGCCAGTAAACAAAATTGAATCCGCCCTGACCAGCAAAGGAAAGGACGAGCGCGCCATCATGGCATCCGGTTATCACTACCGTGGTCTGGCGAAAATATCCCGATACGCCTACGAGAAGACAGCAGTCTTCAAGGGCGAGACAGCAAACCATCTGCATAAGCAGGTTTCCCGATTCCACCTTGCCGACAAGAAAGCGCATAAGCGCGCAGATGACCTGCTCGATGACTACACCTACGGGCTGATCATTGCCTTCGGCAGCGGCGACGCACTCTGACGAGAAAACCAATGAACGAAGACGATTTCGAAATCGGCAGCTGCTCTCCAGAGTTGATGGCATTGCTGGACAGCGACGATATTCAGCCTGGTTCCTCGGCTGGGTATCAAGCCTGCAAGACGATTTACCTTTTTCACCCCTTGGGCGGCAAGATGGTGGATCGCCCTATTAAAATGGCGATGAATGAGCCTCGCACCGTTCATGTTGCCCAGTCCTATGCACTTGAACAGCGGCTGCGCGATGCTTTCGAGCGCGAATGGAAAGACATTGGCGCTGATCGACATATCGCCAATGCTGCCCGCATATCGCGAATTTACGGTGTCTCAGCCATAGCAATGCTGGTGGATAATCAGGAACCAAATACCTCTCTGGATTTCAGGACGCTGTATAAGCACAACCTGAGTTTCAATATTCTGGATCCTCTGAATACCGCCGGCAGCATCGTTCTAAACCAGGACCCTAACGCTCATGATTTCCAAAAAGTCGACGGAATCAGAGGGGCGGGAAAGCCGTATCACAAATCGCGCTGCGTAGTGGCACAGAACGAGGATCCTATTTATCTCGCGTACAACCCAGCAGCATTCGGTTTCACAGGCCGTAGCGTTTACCAGCGCGCATTATTCCCTCTGAAATCATTCATCCAGACCATGCGCACCGATGACATGGTGGCGGTGAAAGGTGGATTGCTGATAACCAAGATTAAAAACGCTGGCGCTGTTGTTAATAAAGTTATGCAGGCATTGGGCGGCATCAAACGCATGATGCTGAAACGCGGTAAGACTGGCGAAGTTTTGCAGATTGGTGAAAACGATACGATCGAATCCATCGACCTGAGCAACCTTGAAAAGCCACTTGATTCTGCGCGTAAGCACATTCTGGAAAATATTGCCGCAGCTGCTGATATGCCTGCCATCATCCTCAACTCTGAGACGTTCGCCCAGGGTTTTGGCGAAGGAACCGAGGACGCGCGTTCTGTTGCTGTCTATATCGACAATATCCGTGAATGGCTCGATCCCCTGTACGATTATTTCATTCGGGTTTGCCAGTATCGCGCATGGAGTATTGAGTTCTTCCAGTCTTTGCGATCGGATTTCCCGGAGCTGAAAAACACGTACAGTCTCTATTTTGCGCAATGGATTAACAACTTCGAATATCGCTGGCCTTCCTCTCTGAAAGAGCCGGAAAGCGAGAAGGTGAAGGTCGACGAAACGCGCTTTAAGGCGATTGTCAGCATGCTGGAAGTGGTGCTGCCGCAGCTAACAGCGGACCCAGAAAACCGCGCGACGCTTATCGAGTGGGCGTGTGAAAACGCCAATGCCAACGAGAACCTATTTCCTCAGCGTCTTAATCTCGATTACGACTCTCTGAAGGACAACCCGCCTCCGTCACGAGCGGAAGATAGAGGGCCGCCTGGCGACGGTATGATGCTATGAATACCTTCACTAGAACCGTTAGAGACGCGGTGAAGTTCTTTCTTCAGCACGGTTTTTCATCGCGTGAAGAACTGGAGCGATGGCAGAGCGTTATCAGGCAGGCGGCTGAGGGGGAAACAGCAGGTGATTATGCCAGCATGGTTTCCCGAAACCTGACACATGCCTATGACTTGCAGATCTACCGGGCTGGTGCCCTTAAGCGTCATCCTGGTATATCTCTCTTCACTATCAATCACCTTGAGCCCAGGCTCAGGGCAGAGCTTGACCGGCGCATTATGGCCAGCGTCGATCTGATATCTCTGAACCGCAAAAAGGCGGTAGATACCACGCTGTCCCGCTTCAGTGGTTGGGCAAGCAGCATCCCCTCTGCCGATACCATTGCGTTGTCCGGTATTCAGGGAACGATGATGGAGACGGCAAAGCACATTCAGAAGTCTGCCGAACAGATGGACTATGAAGCGCGCCGGGTGATGATTGACCAGAACCACAAGCTGATCGCAAACATCGATAACGTGATTGCGACCAGTAATAACGCGATTGCAGCGATTTGGCACAGCCACTGGCGCCGACCGGGTTACAACTATCGTGAAGATCACAAAGAACGTGACCAGCTTTATTACCTCATTCGCGGTAATTGGGCACAAAAAAATGGCTACGTCAAAGTCGGCCCTGCCGGGTATCTCGACGGGATCACCCAGCCGGGTGAAGAGGTCTTCTGCGATTGCTATGTGACCTACATCTACAACCTCCGCAGCATTCCTGAATACATGCTTACCCAGAAGGGGCAGAAGTTCATGGAGTCGATGAAGAAAGCAGCATAGGAGCATTAAAACGTGGCTATTTTTGGCAGCGGGATAATGTTCCGTCAGGGTAAGTTCGTCTTCCTGATCCAGCGTTCGGATGATGGTACGTGGTGTCAGCCAGGCGGCACGGTAGAGCCGGGCGAGCTGGCTATTGATACCGCGCGCCGAGAGGTGCTGGAAGAGGTGGGTTATCAGTACGATGGCCCGCTTACTCCGCACAGCGTATACGGCGATTATCTGACGTTTCGCGCCGAAGTACCGGAGAGGTTCGAGGCGAAGCTTAACGACGAATCGCTGGCCTCCGGATGGTTCCACATTGACGATCTGCCAAAACCGCTTCATCGGCCCTTCGCTGAGATGCTGGCGCAGCAGGCGCTCAATGAAACTGAGGTAGGCGCGCTTATCGCTGACGGTACGTTAAGCAGCCCGCAGTACTTTATCAACATGTGGATGTTCGCGATCCGGGTGACCGGTACAGGGGTTACCTGGCGTTCCGCAGATCAACAGATGGCCTTCCGTAACCCGGATGACTATCTCACCCCAGAGTTTCTCCAGCGAGTTGCCGGTGTACCGCTTGTCTGGCTGCACCCGGAGAAAAACAAGCTCGATAGCGATGAATTTGCGAAGCGTGTTATCGGCACACTGACGAACAGTTGGGTTGCAGATAATGGCGAGGTCTGGGCCATTGCCCGGGTGTACGACGCTGAAGCCGCCGAAATTATGGCGACACATCAGCTGAGTACCTCGCCAACCGTCACGTTCAGCGAAATGCAGGACTCAATCATCAAAATCGACGGTCAGCCTCTATTGGTGGAAGGTTCCCCGGTATTGCTCGACCACGTTGCAATTTGTGAACAGGGCGTATGGGACAAGCTCCTTGCCCCTACTGGTGTTAAATCTGATTCCATTTCTAATGAGGCTGAAACGATGGACGATGAAAAAATCGTAGCGCTAATCAACAAGGCGATTGACGCACGCATGGCTAAAGCAGACTCCGAGGCCAAAGAAGCCAAAGAGAAGGCCGATGCCGAAGAGGCAGCTAAGAAAGAAAAGGCTGATGCTGAGGCGAAAGAGGCCGAAGAAGCAAAGGCTGCTAAGGAAAAAGCAGATGCTGACGCAAAAGCCAAGGCAGACGAAAGCGAACTTAAAAAACTCGAGCATGAAGCAAAAGGCGAAGACGACAAGCTGGAACGCGAGCGTAAAGAACGCGAGAAAGCTGACTCTGAAATGTCCGACCTTCGCAGTCAAATGGCTGATCTTAAATCACGCATTCCAACCGAGTTGAGCGATGAAGAGCGTAACGAAGTAGCCGACGCGCAGGTGAAGGCAGATAGCGTGTTCTCCTGCTTCGGCAAGCGCGCTCCGGTGCCACTGTCTGGGGAAAAGCCTCTGGCATATCGCCGCCGCCTGATGATCCAGTTGCAGGAGCATTCTCCTGACTTCAAGGCTGTCGACCTGTCATCAATTGCTGATTCCGCGCTGCTTGGGTTTGCTGAAAAGCAGATCTACGCCGACGCGCAAAAATCGGCAAGCCTGTCTGTTGGCCCTGGCATGCTGCGTGAAATTAAACGCCCTGATGCGACCGGTCGCCAGATCAGCACTTTTGAAGGCGATCCTGCTGCCACCTGGGCTCCGTTCCAGTCCGGCAAACGTCAGGTCACCTGTTTCAACAACCAGGCTTAACGGGAGCTCTCAAGCATGGCTAATTTATCTCTAAACCCGATGGCAACCACGAACGCGCTGGGTTCCTTCGGTGTGCAGTCCGACGGTTATATCCAGGGCGTGGCGCTTGATGACCCGGCCAACCGCTTTAATCTGGCGGCGGGCACTGTGGCGGCAACGGAAAGCAAACCACTGTGGGGTGGTCTTCCGGTTGCTGAGCTTCTGCCTGGTACCAGTTCAAGCCCGCGCGGTTCATACATCCGTCGTGCTGTGTCGGTTGCCGAGCTTGAAGGCTTCACCGTCTTCAATCAGGCTCACAACGGCCTGACTACTCCGCAGTCACCGGTTCCGCTGTACGCCTCCGGCATGAGCGTTTCGTTCTACCGCCTGGGCTCTAACATGCGCGTTCCGCTGAAAGCTTCTGCGCAGGTTGTTGCGCTTGGCACCTCTGGCGCCTCAGTAAAGACGCCGCTGGCTTGGGATTTCGTGAACAACCAGATCACCACCGCGGCGGCGGCCGGTTTCGCTGGCTCTGATATTGCGACAACTGCTGTGACCTATGCCAATGGCGTGGCGACAGCCGTCACTGCATCAGCGCACGGACTGACTGCTGGTCAGTACGTAAAAATCAGCGGCGTTGCCCCTGCTGCGTACAACGGCACCGTGGTCGTGCTGTCAGTCGTGAACGCAACAACCTTTACCTACGCACCGGCAACTGCACCAGGCGGCGCTGCAACTACGCAGGGCACCATCGGCGCAGTTACGCTTTCCGACATCACGCTGCCGGTAAAAGTGCTCGCTATCGAATCAGGCAACTCCAAGACTGTCAGCTATGACAGTTCGACGGGCTTCCTGACCTGGAACAACACCGACAGCTGCGCGCTGGTCTTACTTTAATCGGGAGCTGAATTAAATGGCTGCAATTACCCCCAGCTACACCATCGTCAATCCGTCGTATATTGCGCCGGAGATGATTCTTGGTTACCAGCAGGCGTCAGGTGCGTTCGAAACCATCGCCAGCGGTAACCCGCAAGTCCGTCTCGGCGTGGGCGACCAGTACGTCTACATGCGCCGCCTGGACATTCGCACCCAGACCACGTCCAGCCAGTCCGGTAACGGTAACCAGCTGCCGAGCGTGGCGCTGGATGCTAAGATGATTTCAACCCCAACCTACCTGTTCCGCTGCCGTGGTATCTACGATCACCATGACCTGGCCGCTGCCGGTAACTGGAACTTTGCACTGCCGGAAGCTCAGCGCCTGGGCATGCGTCAGGGCATCTTCCAGCAGCTGCGCTCTGCTCTGCTGTACGGTATGAACCCTGCTGGAGGTGAAGGACTGTTGAACACTGCTGGAGCGACTACCGAGTCCCTACCTCCAGACAGCAACAGCAACGCCACGGTGCTGACCTATGACCACGGACAGATGGCGGTATATCTGCTTAGCCACGTGCAGGCAGCTCTGACCCGCACCATGCAGTTGGGGCGCCAGCAGCGTGTAGTTATCTTGGGTCCGCAGCGCGTCCTCGGCGCCATGGAGATTCAGCAGATCGTCCAACTGACTTCTTACCAGCGTCCTGGTGGTGGTACTGATACCGTCGGCGGCACGGTGAAAGAAGTGCTGAAGGGCGCAAACGTCCAGGTTGACTGGGTGTATGACGATACCCTGATCGGCGCTGGTGCTGGCGGTACTGACGCGGTGGTGATCACTATCCCTGAGGTCGAGGTGCCAATGGTCAACTCGACTGTAAACACCAACGAATTCGCCAAGCTGACCCCGTCTCTTGCCGCGAACGCGCTGATGTTTACCGACATGGCCGCTCCGCGAGAAATCCCGACGCCGATCGCAGGTGGTGCCATTGATGTTCTGTCCGAAATGCGTTCAACCGCAGGCTGGGCTGTTCGTCCGGAAGCAATCACCATCCTGTCCATGGCGTACAGCGCCTGATCCATTCTTAGAAGTGGTTAAGCCTCTGCCGGGGAAACTCAGCAGGGGCTTTTTTACGAGGGTAACAATGAAACTCTATATCGCTAACACTACCAAGCAGCGCCAGATTTTCGCTTATCGCAAACTGGAGACCGGCCGCCTTATTCAGATCCCTATTAACCACGGCGATCAGATGATGGTGCTGGATGGCTCAACTGAAGAAGTTGATGCAGTGGTTCAGCATCACCAGGTTTACGGGCTGGTTGATTCGACCAAAATCGACCAGAGTCAGGCGTTTGTCGGCCTGTGCTACAGCCTTAACAAGCCTGTATCAGCGTCGGTAATCGAAAAAGCAATCCGCGATAACGACATTCACCTGACGCGTGGTGCCCACGGTAGGCGCCAGGCATCCGTAGCTGCTCTGGATAGCGCACTGCGTGACAGCGGTACCGGTTATTCCGGCGAGATGGAAGTCAGCGCTGAGCAGGCGAAAGGCCGAGAAGACAATGAAGACACTCCTACGGTTAACGAAACAATCGTGACTAAACAATCCGGGAGAAAGAAAAAATGACAACGAGCCTGTCGGGATTCATCGAATTCGTTCGAACTGACATGGGCGTGACCGCCGCGCAGGTTCCCGACGACTCGCCGTCTTTCACCCTGGCGTATGGCGGCGCGGTAGAGTGGGTAAACCCTGATATCGCGTGCGTCACGCCGAACCTGTACACCGTTGCCGTGTACAACCTGGGCGCGTCTTTCCTGGTCAACTACGGTACCGAATCGGTATTTGCCGAGTTCAGGAGAGAGTTTGGCCTGAATAATTTCAAGGCCGGCGTGATTACTGGTGCCGGGGATAACTCAACCAGCGCTCAACGCCTGGTCCCGGACTTCTTCAAAGACCTGTCGCTGGCTGACCTGCAGATGCTGCAGGACCCGTGGGGACGCCGGTACCTTATGATTGCCCAGCAGTTCGGCAGCCTGTGGGGGCTGTCATGATCACCTTCCATCTTGGGGTGATTGATGTTCCGTACGAGGACGAGAACACCACAACCGGAGACGTCGCCGAGTATCTGGAGGAAAAGTACCAGATCATGCAGACGTTTTTCGACAGGTACAGCAACGACATTGCTGACCTGATGGCGAATGACATGGCTGCGTCGCTTGAGAATATGATGGCTGGCGCGCCGCCTTCCAGAGACCCTCTGGCAGAGTCGATGTCACGGATCCATGACCTGTTTGTCGCCTTCCTCGACAACACCGAAATGAACGGATTGCCAGGCGTTCCTACGCGCCGAGCGCTGGATGGTATATCCCGGCGATTCAAAAACAAAAAAGGGCCGCCGCGTCCGTCATTCATTGATACCGGAACCTATCAGGCCGCGATGCGCGCCTGGGTGAGCGGGGTGCTAAATGCCTTCCCTGAGTGAATTACAACAGACTGCAAAAACCGAACTTAACGCCACGCTGACGCAGGGTCTTGACGACCTTAGCCGCTTCCAGGTGGTAACGTTCACGAAGTATATCCGTAAGGTTCTGCCCCTCGATGGGTTCGTTTTCTGGGTAAAAGCATCAGTCTTGTCGGACGACCCCAGCAGCGAGCCAGACACGGTAGACGTTAAAGGCTATCTGCACCTCACAACCGAAACAATCCAGGACGATGAGCAGCTCTACGACCGCAACGTCGTTACGTTTACTGCGCAGGCCGATATAGACCCATTCAACGATATTGGATCGGACGTCCTGTACATCGGCGAGTTCTTTGGCATTCAGTTTTCCTTCTCCAGGTGCACCGGGCTGAACGAACCGGCCAACCTCTACCACTACACAGGGGAGGCCATATTCCCTTACATGAGATCGCAGATCATCAACTCCGCTGATGACATCGACCTGTCTGATGTGGTGGTTTCGAGCTCATTGCCGTTATGGCTGGCTCTGAGCAAGTACATGCCGATGTTCCCGGCCATGCTGTCGACGCAGAACCTTTCACCGCCGTACGCAACTGTGAAGTGCAGCAACACCGCGCCGATTGCCGGGAGCTTTTATCTCGATGAGCAGCAAAACCAGTATCAGCTGGTTTCCGAGGATGTGACGATCTCCATCACTGGCCTGCGTAATGCCGGGGTTGAGGATTTCCTCAGGTACGTGCAGCAGTACACGCTCGGCGATGACGCGGAAATGGGCGTGATGAATATCCCGGTCGTTCAGGACGAGCGCGTCACGCAGAACGAGCTGAACATCATCGCCATGAGAAAAACAATCAAGTTCAAAGTCAACTATTACCAGCAGCGCATGCGGAACGTCGCGCGCAAGCTGATCACGTCAGCGATTCCGTCCATTTACCCGGAGAAATAAATAAATGGCAATTGTTAACATTAACGTCTCGGTGACAAATCCACCGAAGCCCTCTCAGCTGCTCAAATCCGGCGCGATGATCTCCATGGGCGGAACAACACTGGCGGAAGGCGAGTATCAACTCCTGACGACAAAAGACGATCTGAAGGCTATTACTTCGCCGGCTAAAACCATTTCCACGATTGCCTGGGCAACTGGTGTTGTTACCGTGACCCTATCAGTAGCGCATGGATGGAACGTTGGCGACACTATCCCGCTGGTTGTCTCTGGAGTTAACCCTTCAGCATATAACCGCGCCGTAACCGCCACTGTGACCACTTCCACCGCCTTCACTTATCCGCTGGCGACAGATCCGGGAACGGCAACAGTCATGGGTACGGTGAAAACCGTAGCGGAAAACGAAATCATCGAGATGAACACGACGTTCTGGGCTCAGGGAACTACCCGCGCAGTCTATGTGCTGGAGCTGGGCGATGTGTCTGTTGCTGCTGCCGTAGCAGCACTGGCTGACTTCATCGATGAGGATATTTCGCTGGGTAACACTTACCAGAAATTCTTCTCATACCTGACGCCGCGAGAATGGGGCGACGAGCCGACGTTTAAAACCCTGACAGGACTGTATACCAGCCCAGCGTCACTGGTTTATTTCTTCATCACCACTACTACCGCCACTTATCCGGACTGGGTCGCCACCAAGAACAAATCTGTGTGTGCAGGCGTGGAGTCGCCAAATATCCCTGCTGGCGAGTTTTCCATGGCATTCCCGTTCCAGTCATCTCTGGCAAACGATCCTGGCTCTTCAAATATGGTACCGCCGATGGCGTACCGCTTTGGCTACGGCGTAACCGAGTACCCGGTAGAAGGCAATGGCACGTTGCTGAAGCAGCTCCAGGACAACAGCATCAACTACGTCGGCACCGCCGCGGAAGGCGGGCTGAGCAACAAAATGCTGGTGGCAGGCCACATGCTGGACGGCAATCCGTTCAACTACTGGTATTCCGTGGCATGGACTGCAATCAACCTTGAGCTCGACCTGGCAAACGAAATCATCAACGGGTCAAACACCACTGTTAACCCGCTGTACTACGAGCAGAACGGCATCGACCGCCTGCAGCGTCGCGCGCTGAAGACGCTGCGCAACGGCATCAGTTACGGCCTGATCCTCGGCCGCGTGATTGGTACCGCACTGACGCAGCAGGACTTCAATACCGAGTACGAGAAAGGCACGTATGCCGGGAACGCGGTGATCAACGCCGTGCCGTTCGCGAATTACACCAGCCTGAATCCGTCCGATTACGCCGCGGGCAAATACGCTGGACTGAGCGCCGTAATGACACCGCGCCGCGGCTTCGAATCCATCACGTTTAACGTGAACGTAACCAACTTTGTAGGGGCGTAAAAAATGGCAAACCCATTAGTACCGCAGGGATTCCTCAATCGTGTACGCGGCGCGGTGTCGGTAACCGACTCGCCAGAATTAAACATCACGGCCCCTTATCTTGGTAAGGACGCTATAAGCTTACGCCCTGATGGCCCGGCCACGGACATTCTCCCGACGCTGACCGGCACTGTTGGCAGCCAGGCGCCATATCAGCAGGTAACAGCGACTGTCCATATGCTGCGCACCCAGGGCCTGAGCGATAGCTACAAAAACCGCTTCGCCACCGATACGGCACTGGGTGAGGTGGTGATCACCCCTGACGCGAAAACGCTGAGCAATTTCACCGTGCTTAACGCTTACCTGGTGAACTTCAACGAACTGCCTTTTACCGGTATGGATGCCGGGTATGTGGTGACCATCAGCGGTTATATCCTGGCTAACGACAATATGTGGGTCTGATTGTGAAAATAGACAAAAAACTCAACCTGGTAACAAACATCACCCGGGATGACGGTTCAATCGTGTACTTGCATGTGACACCGTTCCCGTATGAGGTGGTTGAAGAGCACTGCCTTCTGCTGGGTAACCTGTTCACAAACTTCATCTCACAGGTCGGCGGCCTGGGCGCGGCGCGCGTTGCCGCGATGATGCTCCGTAAAAAGCTACAGCGCGAGCAGGAGCTGAGAGACGAAGCTAACCAGCAGGCCCCAACCCAGCAGGCCCCAACCATCGTTGACGAGATCCAGCGTCTTACGTCTGTTGTCTGGAATGACTGCGGAACCTGGAAAACTGCATCTTTCGAAGTCGCGATGAAGCAGGGGATCATCTCTCCTGACGAATACCGAGAGGTTGAAGGTGAGGTGGTTTTTTTTATGGTTTCCTCTGCCATTCAGAAAGCTCATCTGATCGCCCCGACGGTGGGATCAGTGATCGGCATGTTCGGTGGGCAACTCGTATCATTGAGCGTTACGGCGTTCCGAGATTCCTTGCAGATGTCGAATCCTCATACCGATACCGAGACCCCGAATGCCCAGCCGGAAACGTCGCATATACCCTCCTAGACTGGGCGTCAAATGAGGGATTCTGGCGGGTAATCAGGGAAATTACCGGCGAAGAGTTCGCCAGCCCGGCGCAGTACCGCCAGCGTTACATCATTTCCGCGCTAAAAGACAGGGGTTCCTTCAATGGTGGCTAAGTCTATTGTCGATATTGACGTAAATGACGACAAGTTTGTCGCGTTTATGGATAAGTTTAAAGAATATCAGGCTGCACTTGAGGACCTTCCTGAAGCATGGCGCGGGCTGGCGCATGGTGCCACGGATGCCACTAAAGAGACGGCAAAAGCAAAAACAGAGGGTGACCTTCTGGCTAAAGCTTTTTCTGAGGGGGCAAGCGCGATTCTGTCGATAAACAGCGGGCTTGATCGTCTTACCGATAGCCTGGACCGGGCTAATAAAAGTCAGGAAGACTTCAACAAGAAAACCCGATCATCAAAGGGGTTTTTGAGTGACGCCACGAAAGACGCGAAGTCGCTGGCCGGACACATCAGGGATGCAACCACAAGCCTGCTTTCATGGGGTGGTATCGTCGGCCTGTTCACCGGTGTACTGGGTGTAGGCGGTCTTTTTGGGCTTAACCGACTGGCTGCCACAACTGGTTCTCAGAGATTCACATCGCTCGGGATCGGGACAAGCATCGGTGCGCTGGACTCGACAGCCATTAACTACCAGAAGGCACTCGGTAACCCGACAGCAACGCTGGGCGCTATTCGTGACAGCCAGATGGATTTGTCAAAGCGCTGGCAGTTCCAGGCTATGGGCATTAACAACCCTGACCAGGACCCGGCGAAACTTCTGCCGCAGATGATTCGCAATGCGCGAGACATCTTTGTCAAAAACGGCAGCACCCTGCAGGGAGCTAACGCCTACGGCCTGACGAACTTTTTCAGCCTGGATGACCTGAATCGCTTTAAAAACATGAGCGATGAAGAAATCGATGCGATGGAGCGCCGGGCGCAAAAGGATGCGAAGTTACTACAGATCACTGATCAGCAGGCGAGGCAGTGGCAGGACTTCAACGTCCAGCTTGATTACAGCGGGCAGAGCATCCGTAACACGTTTGTGCGCGGGCTTGGGCCGCTAACCCCGCAACTGAGCAAGCTTTCTGACGCCCTGGCTGGCGCAATCGACACAGTGCTGCAGTCCCCGGAGTTGGGTAAGTGGATTGACGGACTGGCTGGCGGTATTGAGCGATTCGGAAATTACCTGGCGTCGCCCGATTTCACCAAGGATGTTGACAGTTTCATGGCTGGCATTGAAAAGCTTGGAGCCCTCATCGGGAAGGTTTACGACTGGGTTGTGGGTAAAACCGATATCTCAGTATCGGATGTGACGTCAGGATCCTCAATACTTAGCGACAAGAAAGTCACAGACCCGAAGACCGGGCAGACTTACATGCCGGGTTCTGAAGATGACCCGCGGGTTTGGGGGTGGCTGAAGGGTGTTAAGCGCTTCTTCTCCAGTGGCGATGTTCAGCCTGTAGACCCAACCCCTGCTGATGTCTCCGCGAAAGGCAGGACGATCGCCGACCGTTTCAATAACCCGACCAACCTTCGCTGGGCTGAGGGGTACGGAACGCACAACACGCAGAGCGGGAAATTTGCTGTCTTCCCTACGCTCGATGAGGGCGTGCTGGCGTCGGCGAAACAACTTCAAATTTATGGCACCCGCGGCATCAACACAGTCAGCGAAATAGCGAAAAAATGGGCTCCTTCGAACGAGAACGATACGGCGGAGTACATTCGCCACGTCGTTAAAACGACCGGGCTTGGCGCTAACGATAGGCTTAACCTCAACGATCCTGCAATTCTGGCAAAACTCATTTCCGCCATGTCCACGAAAGAGGGGGCTGGGAACCGGGTTAGCGAGGGCGCGGTTATCCAGATATTCAACAACACAGGCGGCAATGCCATCGTTTCATCATCACAGCTTGGAGTGACTGGATAATGGCATTTACTCGCGAACTCTACCGGCTCGGATTTGAAATATCCCCAGTCATCCTCTGCAATGGAGTTGCGGAGGCTATACCAGGAGGCATGCTGCCGATAGTCGCGCTCACCCAGAGCGCCAGCTTTGTGACCGGGCTGATCGGTGGGGCAATAAACCTTACCGTTCTTGATAAATATTTCTGCCACTGGCGGCCTGTTCAGGGCGCAACGATGGTGGATTACGATATTGCTAAATACCCCTTCGCTAACCAGACTGTCGCGGCAAACGCGCTTCTTGCTCAGCCGTTGAGGGTCAGCCTGATGATGGACGCGCCAGTGAACGAGAATACTGGCACCATGACCAAACTTGTAACGCTGAGCGCGCTTCAGGCGGTGCTTCAGGCACATGCCAACCTGGGCGGCACTTACATCGTGGCCACGCCGTCAATTATCTACAACAACTGCATCCTGAAAACGGTCAAGGACAACTCATCCGGTAATGATCCGCTTCCTCAGCGGTCGTGGCTCTGGGATTTTGAGCAGCCACTTATTACCACCACTGATGCTGACAGGGCGGTTACAAACTTCCTAAAGAGAATAGACGCTGGGGATCCGAATAAAACACCTTCATGGACAAACACTGCATCATCTCTTGGTAATACCGCCTTGGGTGGCGCGGTAGCAAGTAGTGCGGAGGGCGTAATTGGACTGATAGGTAAGCTTCAGGGGGCGTTCGGGATATGAGTACCGTCAATTATCCATTTACCGGAAGAGAGCAACGTAGCGTGACGTTCTCACCAATTCTTGACGGGAACGTCTATACCTGCCAGATGAGGTGGAACATCGCCGCACAGCGTTGGTATCTGCTGATCACTGATAGCTCTGACAACACGGTCATGAATACCGCCGTCGTAGGCTCAACATCTACTGGAGGGATAAACCTTTTAAGTGGAGTTTTCTCATCGACGACCATGATCTGGCGCGAAAAGAACGGGCAGATTGAGGTAACGAACTGATGCGCTATTACGAAATTAACATTTTTGATGGCGAAACCTTAATCCAGCAATATTCCAGCCTCAAAAACGGAGTCTTTAATCCAGGCGCGCTGATGGTCGAGTTTGACATCATGCGCTTTGGCGAATCAACTCCAGCAGGGGAAACACATCTGACTGTGTGGGGTATTGGCCCCAAAGACATGCAGCAGGCAAGACAGAACCTCTACGGTAAGAGAATTCAGATCTTTGCCGGGATGTCGAAAGGACTTCCGCTGGCAGGCGTATGGGATAAAAAGCTTGCCATTGAGGGCACCATTTTTCAGGTTTTCGGCAACTGGCAGGGCACAGAGTTACGGCTGGACTTCATTATTGTGTCCGGACCGGTTAACACCACGGCCAGAGGTGAGATGGTTCCGCTACAGTTGACCATGCCATGGTCTACCGGGCAGAAACTTTCCATTGCGCTGACACAATGCGTCATGACGATGGGCGGATTTAGGCCGAACATCAGCATCAGCGACAGGCTAATCCTGAATTATGATCGCCCCATGTTTTGCGGATCCCTCACAGAGCTGGCAAAAAATCTGCGGGCATTTTCGCTGTCCCGTATCAAAGACCCAGGTTACACGGGCGTTGAAATTGCCGTGGTCAACGGCAACGAAATACGGGTGTGGGATAACGACTACGCCAATCACCCTGATCAGGGCTCAAAGACCAGCGCGACGGAAAGAAGCAAAAATCCTGTCCAGATAAAATTCAATGACCTGATCGGCCAGCCAACGTGGATCAGTTTTGGCGTTGTCAGTGTCATCTGCGTTATGCGGGCAGACCTGCAGACTGGCGACCACATCCTTATGCCGGAAAAGGCCAGGCCAATGATTCAGGCGTCTTCTTACTCGCAGTTTCGCGATGACTCGGCCTTTAACGGTGAATTCGTCGTTCAATCGGTGAGGTTGCTGGGTAACAGCAGGCAGCCAACAGCGGAAGCGTGGATCACCGTGATAGAGGCATACCCGGCGGAGGCGGTTAAGACAAAATGAGTGTTGACCAGAAGCTTAATTTCGGCCGGAACATGAACCGGTTTACTGAACAGAAGCTTAATGAGGCTTTTCAGGCGTCTGGGAAAATCCTGCCGGCCAGCATTGTTGAGCAGCAGGGAAACATGGTTACAGTGTCTTTCGAACTGCATGACACGCCATACGTTTTCCCAAATGTCACCATCCCAATTTTCGGTCCTCAGTACATCCGCTATCCGATGCAGCCAGGAGATAAAGGCATCGTCATTCCTGCTGATACCTATCTTGGCGGCGTTAGTGGGCAGGGCGGCGGTGTTGCTGACCTAACCCCTCCAGCCAACCTGAGCGCCCTGGTATACCTGCCGATCAGCAACACCGAATGGGAAGCCGTCGACGGGAACGTTGTCACTATCTACGGTCCTGAAGGTGTGACTATCCGTGACCAGGGAAGCAATACGACGTTTCTGTTAACACCGGACAGCGTGACAATCGCCGCCGTGGATCAGTTTAAGGTTACGGTAGGCAGCACGGTGCTAACTCTTACGCAGGGCATGTGGAGCATGATAGGAGAGAGCGGTAAGTTACAGGACTCAACCGCCAGTACCAGCCCTGAGATTATGCATATCGGTTGGGCCGCCCTGGTTTCATGGTTGAATTCTCATCAGCACTCAAACGGTAACGGCGGTTCAAACACCGGCGCCCCAACCACTACTTTCAACGGGAATATCACGCAATGAGAACCTACGGAAGAAACGCGGAGGGCAAGTGGGTACTGGTTGTGCCTGATGAAAACGGGTTCAACGACGCCATTTATCTTACGACGCTCATCCAGAATCTGAAGCTGGCGCCGCAGGAGTCACCATTTTTTGCAAATAATGGCATTCCGGCGCAGAGCTCCGTCATTCAGCAGGTGCTGCCCACCTATTATGTTGACAGGCTTCAACGGCAATTTAGCCAGTATTTCTCATCGCTGCAGATCGCCATGGTGAGTGATGACCCACCCGTCTACAACATTTCGGCGATAACGAACGCCGGTTCAAAAATTATCACAACGGTGAACGTATGAGTGATTTGTCCGTTAGCTATGACGCAGCCGGGCCCGTTCCGAAAACCTCCGAAGAGCTTCGTGCCGTTCTTGTTTCAAGAGCAACAGAGTTATCACCTGGCATCACGACAGACCTTCCTGGATCACTGATTGAGGATATCGTTGGCACTGACGTTGGCGCGCTACTCATTGCCGATCAGATTCGTGTCGACCTCATCAACTCAGTAGGTCCGCTGAAGGCGAATATGTACATGCTGAACCTGCTGGCTCAGCAGGCAGGCATCCCACCGCAAAAAACAGAGGGGTCGACAACTGTACCTGTCGTTTTTTACGGGCCGGTCGGGTTCGTAGTGCCACAGGGATTTTTGGTAAGCGATGGCACGTATACCTACCAGATCGCCGATGCGACATTGGTCCTTTCCTCGGGTGTCAGTTCAATGGTAACAGCCATTGCAACGAATACGGGCTCGTGGGCGGTTCCGGTAGGCTCTGTAAACCAGATCCTTACCAGTCTGCCGTCGGACATTACGCTGACCTGTACCAACCCAGTTGCCGGGACGCCAGGTGGCGAACCTGAAACCAATTATGAGTTTCGCGAGCGTGTCTGGGAAGCTCAGATGTCAACCGTTCAGGGTTATCCTGGCTTTATCCGTCAGAAGCTAACCGACCTGAGCAATGTTCAGGCCAGGCTGGTTTCTGTGGTTCAGAGCGGCAGTGCGTGGATTGTGATGTGCGGCGGCGGCGATATTTATGAGATGGCAGGAGCCATTTATAAATCAGCTGGCGACATCAGCAGGCTTAAAGGCACAGACCTGAATGTCACGGGCATTACCAATGCAAACCCTGGCGTTATCACGACTGACATCACCCACGGATTTAGCACCGGTCAGCTTATTAATATCACCGGCGTCACCGGAATGAGCGGCATCAATAACGTGCCTCTGACCATCACTGTGTTGAGCTCACGCACTTTCTCTATAGGCATTAACACATCTTCCTCAGGCAACTGGACAGGCGGCGGGGTCGTCACGCCAAATCTGAGAAATAACGTCGTGACAATAAATGACTGGCCTGATAACTATCTGATCCCTTTTGTTATACCGCTACAGCAACTGGTAACCATCAAGTTTGAATGGGCGACAGAAAGCGCTAATTATCTGACGGACGCTACAATCGCCTCCCTGGTATCACAGCCAGTGATCAACTATGTGAACGGGATATTTGCTGGTAAGCCGATGAACATCAATAACATTAAGGATGTATTCCTTCAGTCCATCAATGGAACGCTGGATATGAGCCTGATCTCGACCCTGAATGTTATTGTGACTGTGAACGGCGTTATCACAGGCGTTGACGCCGGTACGAATATAATCAGCGGTGACCCATATAGTTACTGGTTCATGGCCTCAAATGGGGTAATTGTCGACGGGATATAACATGCTGGAAGATATCATTAAATCATACCTGTATACGCAGTATAACGACGATGATGATCTCCAGGCATTCGTCACTGCGTATAACACCATGGCTCAGGAAATTTATTCATGGATGATTAATGCCAACCTTCCGATTTTTGTCGGCGGGTACAATGCTGGTGACCAGTTAAAATGGATAGCCAGGGGCATTTATGGCGTTAAGCCGCCGGTGCTTATCAGTGGAAAGCGGAGCGTGTTCGGCCCGTATAATGCCGTCCTGTTTAACCAGCTTCCATTCAACGGCAGAAAGGTTGTCAATCAGTCTGAGCAGGTTGTCGTTTCAGATGACCTGTTCAAACGCATAATGACCTGGAATTTCTACAAAGGTGATGGCTACTACTTCACAATCCCCTGGCTGAAGCGCCGCATCATGAGGTTTTTGACTGGCATTGATGGTGCCGATGTTGTTAACGACCAGAGGTGGAGTATATCGGTCTTGTTCTCAGGCTCTGGCGCGAGTATATCCATCATAAAGGGGTACAGAAAACTCACTGACACCTCAATGTTTAATAGCTTCGCTTTCAACTCACGCGCTTACAATCAGAAGAATAGCCTGCTTATAAAAAGCGATAATTATGAATATGCCGCTCTCTTCAAACAGGCCTTTGAAAGTGGTTTGCTTCACATGCCATTCTATCAGCCGGTTACTGTGACGATAGTTGGTTGAAGTTGCGTCGGTTCGGTGTAAAATTAATCCATCAACAATGGCATGTTTAGGTATTAAAATGGAAAAAACACTTTCTGTGCTAGCGCTTATATCCATAGGCGTATCGTTGCAGGCGAGCGGTGCTTCTTTTGATTGCAGTAAAGCCAAAAGCTTTTCGGAAAAAACTATTTGCTCCAGCCCCAAATTATCAAAATATGATGATGATTTAAAATATTTATATGCTAATGCGAAAGAATCCGTAAAAGATAGGAAGGCATTTTCAGAAATAACAAAAGCACTTTGGAACTCAAGGGAAAGGTGTAGCGATTATTCATGCGTTGATGAGTGGTATGATAGCGCGTTTGCTATTTACGGGGCAATAAAAGCTAAGGGTATTCCAGAAACAAATGGCATAACTGATATCGCAAGCACAACTGAAGCCTCTCCAGGTGAACCAGTCGCTGAAAATCAAAAAAGCAATTCTAGCAATAGTGGTGATGTTACCACTGTTAATCCTAAGGTTACTTATCAACTTAAAAATGAAGCTGCTTTTGTTGATGTTATAAAGAAATCAATGATCGATGCGAGCAATGCAAAAAATGATATGCAGATTGGAGGTGTTAAATCTGTCAGGGATAAGAGCATTTGCAGCATACTCAAGGTTAAGTCTGTATCGAATTGGATTGGTGAAGTTAAGAATATATCTGCAAACAGTGATGGGAAAGGAGTTATCGCATTAAGCCTGCCAAGCAATATAACAATAAAGACGTGGAATAATTCACTTTCTGACATCAGATCAAACACCCTTGTAGAACCTGGTACGGATGTGTTTAACAGTGCATCAGGACTAAATCCTGGGGATGTTGTTTATTTCTCTGGAACATTTTTTGATGACAAAGATAATTGCATTTTAGAAGCAAGTTTATCATTGTCTGGAAAGGTTAAAGAACCTGAGTTTATATTTAAGTTTAGTGATATCAGGAAGTATCGGGATTGAATTAATAACCCACTCAAACAAGCAGGTGGAGGCGTTCCGTTACAACGCTGAAGGCGTTAAAGCACTTCGCCATCTGATTCACTGCGCTGATGTTGCTTAACTAATTGATATATATGCAAAGCGTAAAAATGCGATCTTCAAAACCAAACCTCGCCTCGGCGGGGTTTTTTATTGCCCGAATCCCGGAGGATAAATGGCACTTCAACTTTTAGCTGCTAACAATGCCCAAAGCGTTCTTGCGGCGGGCATAAGCGCCTCAGCAACAACATTGACACTGAATACCGGGACGGGTTCTCTGTTCCCATCACCGGCGGCAGGAACAAGCTTCTTTAAACTTACGATTATCGATGCTGCCACAGGCACGCTTACTGAGATTGTTCACGTTACCGCCAGAAATGGTGATGTCTTTACTATTCAGCGTGGACAGGAGGGAACCGTCCCACGGGCATGGTCGGCTAATGACATTGTGGCGAACATGATGACGGCCGGAACGCTGTCCTACATCCTTGGTAACTTCCAGCCGCTCGATCCTACATTGACGGCGTTAGCCGCGTTAGTGGGCGTTGCGAATAAATTACCGTATTTCAACGGGGATGATACTGCTGCTTTGACCGACCTCACTCAGGTGGGGCGTGACATTATCGGCAAGAATACCACCGCTGACGTTATCTCATACCTTGGTCTGGGGGAATTGGTTCTGGCAGGAACAATGACAGGCGCTTTGGTAAGCACTGGATATCTGAAATTCCCTGCAATTATTGACGGCGTTAAGCGAACCGCGATAGCCCAGTGGGGGTTAGCCACAGGTACGACAGGGAAGATCGCAGCAACTTACGCAACTGCATTTCCTAATGCAGTGTTGCAAATTATTTGTTCTGTCGCTGATAAATCAGCAGGTAGTGGGGCTGTAACGCTGGCTGTCAATCAGGCTGATATAACTTCTGTAGCGAGCAGAACTACTGTAACTATAACACCAAGCAGTAGTGATTTTACTGGAACAACGACCGCACGATTCATTTCAATTGGATATTAATATGAAAGTTTTTTATTCGGCACAGACAAATGGTTTTTATCCTGATGATATAGAATTTAATAACCCTCCTGATGACCTGATTGAAATCCCAGAGGAGTATTACAAATCACTTCTTCATGAGCAAAGTCAGGGTAAAATTATCACAAGTGATGAGTCTGGATATCCCATTTCCATCGACAGGCCAACACCAGGTAATGATGAGTTAAGAAAGATTGAGCTTACAAAACTTAGTGCTGATTATCAAAGCGATGTTCAGGTTCTAAATATAGCGTGGCTTTCTGCTGCGGTAAGTGATGGTGCTGGAGAGGGGAGTAAAAAGGATGCTGTAATAGCTGAGATTGAAACAAGAAAGGCTAAATACATATCAGATCGTGCTGAAATCATATCTAAATATCAATAATGAAAGGATTACTCATGACCGAAAATAAAAATTCATCTACGAAAGAAACCCCTGAAGTTACCGCTGTTGTAAAATTCTGCCCTATCTGTGGTTCAAAAATGTATCAGGGAATGCGATATGGGTTTTTGTGCTGGATTTGTCCTGAGTGTGATTACGTTGAACCTATCTGACAGGTGAGACAAAAGCGGGACACACAAAGCTTTGCATCGGTTTGCAAGGCTTTGCTGTGATCACCTATGACGGATTCTCATGAAGCGTTCAGCAGTAGTTATTGATAGGCAACGCCGCATTGATCTGCAGTCATTCTAAAACTACTGTATATAAAAACAGTATGCATAGGTGCAAATTATGCCACGCCGTTCAGATATTAACGCTGCATTTGCGTCCACAGTACAGAAAAACCAGAAAGGGTATCAGTGCTTACGCACAGACGACTTCATCCGGGAGTTAGCGAAAGTGCACTGGCATTTTACTCGAACCGATGCTAACTCCTGGATAGAGCGATACCAGCCAGACTTTGCCGACAAGACCACAGACAGCAGTGATAATCGTTACTGGATCCTGCGCAATATGGGGAGGGTATTCTAATGGGGTTCCCTTCACCTGCGACGGACTATGTAGAGCGCAGACTATGCCCGGAAATTATTTGCGGAATTGGCATCGACAGCAGGGTGCTGGAAACATCGTCAGGATTTGCTGTTATCGAACCGGTTACGCGTCTGGTACAGAATCAGGTTTTATTGATTTTGTCAGGAGGCAGAACACAGTTTGCCAGAGTCATGGGTAGGGCATTAATCACGGATGATGGTGAAGCGATAGAAGGGGAAGCTGCCGAGGAAGTAGAGGTGATGGGTAGGGTGACGTTCTTCATCAACCATGAATTTAACGATGATGAGTGCCCGGCGATGTAA